CTTTTTGTGGCGGGCGAGGCGAAGAATATAATTACACAAAAAGATATAATAGATACGGGCACACTAAAAAGATCAATAAACTTTAAAGTCGATAGCAAGGAACTTGTAGGATGGACGGGGGCCGACAAAAACGAAGCTGGTACTAATATGGAATATGCAGCTTTTATAGAATTGGGGCATAAGACCAGAAGTGGCGGGCAAGTCCCGGCAAGGCCATATTTGCGACCTGCTTTAGATAAGGTTGACCAAGGCGTTGTAAATCGCATTGTAAAGGGCATGAAAAAATAATGGACGAATTATGCAAAGCCATTATAGATGAATATAATACCGGGGGGGCTTGGGTTAATGTCCGGGCCGCTAATACAGGCGGACTATACCTGCACAAACATAAACAACACCAGGATTATCCGTATATGGTATTTGACCGGATAAGTGAAAATTATGATTTTTATATGGACGGGGCGATAAAAGATGCTCGCGTACAATTTACAATTTATACAAATGCTGTATCGGACTTAATGCAAATCTATCGCTTGTTTATGGTGGCGATAGATGGAGCGACCTTAACTTATGGCAGCGATACAGCTATAAGTTGTTATGTGATGAATGAGACGGGGCCGACGCAAATGCCGGACCAGTCATGGCAATCGACGATAGATGTCGGAATAAAAAGAGATATGGAATAAACATATATTTAGGGGGGGAATGCAATGGGAATGTTTCACGGTCGGGGCGGTTCTATTACATGGGCCGGTACGGGTAGCCCGCACAACAAAGTTACTAATTGGACGGTTGAAACTACGGCAGACGTGGTGGAGACAACCGCCATGTCGGATGCGAATTACTGGAAAACATATTTAGCAGGATTCAAGGATTGGACAGCTTCGGTTGACTTTAATTATCGTTCCGGTTCTGATATTGTAAATATGCTGGGAACTGGTCCGGATAAACTTACTCTAACTATGGGCGGCAATCATAATGTAAGCGGAAACGCGATATGTACCGGCATATCGGCAAGTACGCCTGTAGATGGAATAGTTACCGCTACCGCTAGTTTTCAAGGCTCAGGCGAGTTAAGTGATTCGCACACATAATTAAGATAGGGGGGGAATAATTATGGGAATGTTTCACGGACGAGGCGGACGGGTCCGATGGCTCAATAGCGGCTATAGTGATATTTTACATATTACTAACTGGACCTTTGATGCCGTAGCGGATACAGTAGAGACAACCGCCATGTCAGACGCGAACAATTGGAAAACATATCTAGCCGGATTCAAAAGCTGGACCGCTTCGGTCGATTATAACGTAACCAGCGATGCTCTTAATCCGGGGTTAGACGGCTCCGATTTAGGTTATAGTGGCTCTGATACCGGTTCGGATATAGGTTGTTTTCTGAATTTGATGTTTGAGGGCTCTGATGCTACAACGCGGGCACATGGTGTGCTTGTTGGACAGGCTATTATGAATGGATTATCGATTGCCGAGCCCGTAGATGGAATAGTTACTGCTACAGTAAGTTTTCAGGGTACAAATGAGGCACATTGGTCGGATGCGTGGCACATATAAAAAACAGAAAGGATATTTTATGTCAGATGATTTAACAGTATTAGCAAACGGACAAAGGAAAATAGAACTTGGCGGTAAACAATATAAGATCGGGGAAATTACGGTCGGCGATATGGCAGAATTCGAGGCCAGGGCAAAAAAGAAAATAAAGGACGAACAGAAAAACCGGCTATCACAGGCAAAAGAATTTTTCGGCGAGGGCAAAGTACCGATAGAAATATACAAAGATATTACCCGGACAGTTGGCCGCGAACAGGTAGATGCCGAAACAGGAACGCTGGACGGAGCCGCCTTTCTGTTGTATCGGGCCTTGTTTCGTTGCAATCCAGAAATGACAGAGGATATGGCTAAACAGCTAATAAAGATAAAAGATATTCCTCGTGTAATGGAATCAATCGGGCTGGCAAACGAGGGCGATGAAAAAAACGTAGTGGAGCCGGTGGCAAGTCCCTAAGTTGGCCGCTGGCTCTATCTTTGTTATGTCATTATTATCCCGGCTACAGACTAGAGCATATATACAATATGTCAATAAGGCAATTTTCGATGATGATGGCCGGAATTAGCGAGATTGAAAAACTAAAAGCGGGTGACGACAAGCCCGGCCAGCAATCGTCGGCAAATAGTCCGGGGCTAAGCGGCCGGGCCGGCTCTAATATGGCTCGTAGAATGTTTCCGCCGCCGCCATCGAGAAAAAGAAAATAAGAGGGGAAAAGACATGGCCGTCGGAGTGCCAAATGAATTAGCAAATGCTTATGTAACTATAAGGGCAAATCTAAAGCCGTTATACAAGGGGTTAAGGATGGCCCGCGCCGTTACGGCTAGGGCTATGTCTTCTATCGGCAGGCTAACAGGTAGAATCCTTGGCGGTGCTTTTAAGTTTACATTAGGCATAATTGGCAAGTTAATAAGAAGCATAAAACGGTTAGCTAAGGCGGCAGCCCTGGCCTTCATTGCTATCTCTGCGGGCATATTGAAGCTCGGCATAAGTTTTGAAAAACAGTTGGCAATGGTTAGCACGATGTTAAGGGCCGAAACCATGCCTATGTTAGCCAAGTTTAAAGACGGCGTTCTTGCGATAGCAGTAAAATTTGGACAGGGAACAAAAACGATAGCAAAGGGTTTGTATGATATATTATCTGCCAGCGTGGCTCCCGCTAAGGCGCTTGACGTTTTAACGGTTTCGGCAAAGGCGGCCGTTGCGGGAATGACAGAGACAGGAATAGCGGCGGACGTAATAACTACCGTTCTAAACAGTTTCGCTTTGTCGGCGGATAGAGCCGGAGAAATATCTGATAAATTATTTGCTACCGTGCAGAAAGGTAAAATCGTTTTCCCTGAGCTTGCCAGTAACCTTGGTAAGGTGGCGTCTTCTGCCGCTGTAGTTGGGTTAAGCATGGACGAAATGCTTGCGGCCATAGCCACAATGACCAGGGGTGGGCTTAGGGCAGAGGAGGCAATTACATCGTTAATGGCTACGGTGTCCGCTTTTGTCCGGCCGACAGATAATGCGAGAAAAGAAGCTAAAAAACTTGGAATAGATTTATCTATTACCGGCATGAAAACAACGGGACTGCTTGATGTTGTAAAAAAATTGAGCAAGGCGGAAGACGAACAGCTTGGTAAAATTATCGAAAACGTTCGTATGTTTCGTGGCATGGCGATAATATTAAAAGATGTAGCTGGTTATCACGAATCATTAGAATATATCGCCGTTAAATCAGCGGAAGAAACAGAAAGGGCTTTTGCAAAGATGTCCGATACCGCTAGTTTTAAAATATCGGTAATGTGGGCAAAAATAAAAGGCCTGGGCCTAGCTATTTATGCCAAGTACGAACCACAAGTAAAAGCGGCGTTGGATAAAGTTAATAAATGGTTCGACAAAAATGAAGACGCAATCATTGAATGGGCCGAAATAGCATATAACAAAATAGGCGGTGTCTTAAAAAAATTCATTGAATGGGTAAAATATTTTAAAGAAGATTGGCGGACGGCATTAGACGAAGCATTAAACAAGTTATCGATTATATTAGGAGCTATGTTTGATCTTACGCTGAAAATGTCTATTATGATTGGTCGCGCTATATGGGTTGGAATAAAGCAAGGGATATTGGGCGGTAGTGGCAGGGCGGCAGTGAGCAAAGAAATAAAAAAAAGAGCCCTAGCCCTAGGGTATGAGGAAGGCCCCGCTCCTTTTCTTGGTATAGGGATGCGACGACACATGAAAGGTCCCGAATGGTTTTTAGAAGAAAAGGGAATTACAAGGGCAGACGTAAAGCAATCATTAGATAAGGCGGTAATGGAAAAACTGGTAAATGATATGCGAAAAGATTTCGGAGACATAAAAACAATATTAGCAGACGTTAGGGGCGAGCTTGCAGAACAAAACAAACTCGGCACTTATCAGTAAATGTTTATTCTTTGTTCTTGTGTTTAATCGCTATTATGGTCCGGTTCAGCCTTTTAATTTCGCCTTTTAATAATTTAACTTCTTCCCGCAAAAACAAGTTGACATTTATCATCTCTATAATTTGCTCGTAGGTAAAATTATGATATAGGGCATCTTTTAAAATATAGCGGGGATATGATTTTTTAACACCCTTTTCGGTATGGTCAGCAGAACCGTCGCGAACAAGGTTTTCAAGGAGTATTTTTTCGCCGCTAGCCAATTTTAAGGCGGCATGGTCTTTGGGTAATTCAATTATAACTAACCCGGCAATATACTGGGGATCAT